GCTGGGGGTATTGTTGAAGAGGAATAGTCATCACCTTTCCACCGTTTAATTTTCTCCGACCATGGGACAGGACGACCTGCGGAGTCAAGTGGGTAAAATCCCTCAAGTTTGGCGTAACCATTATACTGCTTGAGGTAGTTGGATGACAATGAGGGGAAAGCGAAATCCCTGGATTCTTTCATGGCCTCCGCCAGAAGGAACATTGACATTCCTTCTGGTTTGGCCATGACAGCATTGACGATCTCAGGGGACAACTGGGCCCCACCAGATACGAGTTCGTCATGGTATGCTTCAAGCATACAATGCAGCTCAGGGTTTGTATTGAGGTAAGCGAGTGCAACAACTTTTGCGAGTTCTAGATGATGATTCTTTGAAGCTGAAACACTCCACCCAAGTTTAACTGGGGCGTCCTTTGGATGCTTCATAGGTATAGGGGTCATAAAAGGCTCCCCATCCATATATACTTGAACAATAGCATACTTCAGAAAAGTCATACCCCATCGAGTGAGACTTTGAATCTCAAGTGGAGTTCCTTTAGGATTATCGGTGGAAAAATAAATTTCCCCTATGACCTCATCTTCTTCATATCGTTGGGACGCAGAAGTTTTATATAACATCCCAAATTGTCTACAGCACATATTAACATAATCATCAAGAGGATCCTTAGAATCCTCATAAAGTTTGAACTGTTCCTGCCACTCGCACCAACTGGCAACATGATCATCTCCATAAAAGAACATGATAAACATCCACCCCCCCATAGCCTCACGCAGGGGGATACTATCTGGATATTTTGCCAGCAACTGTTTAATATAATATATAAACAGTATCATTTGATAGACGGTGTCTATTGTAGACGTTATCAACACACCCGAAAACATGCGACCATCAACTCTAAAAAATTGATCTGCGAGATACATATACATAATCTTTGTAATGTTCTGGCCTATTGACATAATGGCAAGTAATCTTATCACAGGGTCACTGTTTTCACTAAATGAAGAA